CCCAGCTCGCGGCTTCTTGACTTGGGGCGATCAGTGCGGCGTTGGTCGTTGCGCGGAAGGCGTCTAGGTCGCGCAGGTAAAGTGTGTTGTCAGAACTGAAAATTAGATCGGCCCAGCGCAACCAGCCCTTGAAGTCATCGACGATAGGAACAAGGCCGCGCCCGATGTGGCGCGTTTTCTCGGTCTGCCGGATGAACAGCTTGACCTCGTGCCCGTCCTTCTGCGCACGCATGGCGAAGTCAAGCGCGTTGCCGGAAGCGTCTATGATCAACAGCCTCACTCATCGACTCCGTCATCCGCCATATCGTCGGTGTTGTCTTCCTCGTTGTCCTCATAATCAGGCCACTCGTCAATCGGCATTTTCTAACTGCTGCTTTACGATTGGAGCTAGCTCGTCGGCTCGATCCCGCAAACTTTCGTATGGGCAGTTGGCAATACCCAGCTTGCGGTATTCCAAGATCAGCTCGGTAATCATTTTACCAAGAAGACCGTACTCAGATTGCTCTATAGTTCTCATTTGTTCCCCACTATGAACAAGGGTTAATCGGCATTGGTCGGCCTCTGACGAGGCGCAGCGATCACCCCATCGCAGCGCCATGGGGTCTCCCATTTTATACTGGTATATGGCTTCCACAAGCTGAGGTGCAAGTACGGCCTGCGCTCAGGGCAACACATGATTGTTGCTATACACGCCCACCCGAACGCCCCCATGGAGGCTCGGTACTGTCGGCACAGGGCACTGCGCGAGCAGTCGAACGCCCTTGCCCAAAACCAGTACCGCCTTGTGCCTGCCCTCGTCATGGACACGGCGTAAAGTGCCTAGCTAACGGGGCAAACGTAGGTGAGTCTTTTGGAACTATTACATGATCTAGTTTCATGACCACGCCGTGACTTACATTTTTCATAATTAAGGACAATTCATAAGCGGAAATGTCCGGCTTGGGGTTGAATGACCAGCACCTATCGGCAGTTCCGATAAACCAGAAGAGTAGGAGAGCAGCGGTAAGCATGTCGGGATGTTATAGTTCCCGTACCCAATTTTCGTCGGTCATCTGTTCCATCCATCTTGCCGATGCGGTCCACACCGCCGCAGTGCGGGCAGACCGGGCCGTTCGGCCAGATACGAGCTTCCAGATAGGCGTAGGCCGCCTCTTCATCATGGAAGTGTTTTGCGTCTAAAACAGAGTTTTTCATAGCCTCATTTCCTTACTATGGAATAAGGCTACTCTTACATTTTGGGTACGTCAAGTCATTTCGAAATAAATATCGATATCCACCGATTGTACACAGTACGGAATTTTTCCTCCGCCTCATCGGCAGTATCAGCGGTAATACCAATCAAAAAGGTGGCGTTTTTTGGGGCTATTGCGAGCCAGCCACCATTATTTCTACGAATTAGAAGCGGATTTGCCGTCTCTATTGTGGCGACTGTGTCCATCTTTATTACTCCGGGTGAATGTCTCAAGCCCGAAGCTAACATTTTTTGCCTTTAAAATCAACTATTTACGATGTAACTGGAGATGCCGTACAGTACCTGTACAGCGCATGCTCAACATAGTACAGTCCTTGGCCTTGACGCGGACCACCTATCTGTGGTCTAGTGTCCAGAATGAAAGGATTTGGACAATGGCCGTAACCGCAGAAGGCAGTGGACCCTACGCTCCAGCGAGCGCCATGCTTGAGATCATCAATCGCCGCCGCAATCGCGGCCTCACCGCCCCCATCAACGCCGATGTTCTCGGCCGGGCGAGTATTTCTCCCAGTCTTATCCCCCGCACATTGCAGGCACTTCAGACCCTCGACCTCATCAATGAGGCAGGCGAGCCCACACCTGTTTTCGAGAATCTCAGACTCTCCCCCGAAGCAGAGTTCAAAGAACGTCTCGGTGAATGGCTGAAGGGTGCTTACGCCGAAGTGTTTTCGTTCGTTGACCCAAGTCAGGACGACGAAATCAAAATCAAAGACGCCTTCCGTTCTTACAATCCAGTCAGTCAGCAACCGCGCATGATCACGCTGTTCAAAGGGTTGTGCAGCGCCGCTGGTCTTATGCCCGAGAAGCGAGCCGGCGCTGCCGCGTCATCGCCCGCGAAACGGCCCGCACCGGCTGCATCCCCGCGCAACGTTCATGTCTTTCAGAGGGCCGCGACGAAACAACCGCCACCACCTTCTTCTGCTGGGCTTCCTCCTGCCATCGCCGGGTTGATGGCAAGCTTGCCGTCACCGGCGACTGGATGGACGGCAGGCGAGCGCCAGAAGTTTTTGACCACTTTCCAAGCGGTGGTGGATTACGCCATCCCGGTTGTGACAAAGCCCAAAAACGAAACCGACGGTCATGGTGAGTGACCGTCGGTTCAGAACTAGCCCCCGTGGTATGGGGGATGTAGAGCCACCCGAGACGACCGCCGCCAGCGGCGGCTAGGTGTGGTGCAGTAGCTGCCCGCTCAAACGTAGGAGCGGTGTAAGAATCGGGCCGCCGACTGAACCTTGGCAGGGGGATGCGGCGGCTCGATGCATTTTGGTAGCAGAATCAAAGCGATTCCGCCAGTTTTGCTAGGAACTGGGTACGGGATCGATAATATCGCCAAGCATGTTGGTTTACTCCCAGAACCCTGCGCCGCCTTCTTCCCAAAAACCACCGCCAGCCGCTTTGAATACGGCTTCCTCCGCTTGTAACGCCAGTAGTTCGATTCCCTTGTTGAATAGGGCAACATTCTTAGCATCTGTCAGACTGACTGAGTCATTAAACAAGGTTACTCCAACTTCGTTTTTTACGGTCACGGTAACCTGTATAGTTTTGTTCACGTTGTCCTCCATTTGTTACGGTATTGTTGTTGACACGCTTTTAGATGTGTGTCAATCGGCATTGGTCGGCCCGCCGTACTGCCGCTCGCTGCGAATGTCGTGCTTGCCCTTCTGCCTCCACGACCTGCGACCCATCGCGCCCATGCCGCGCTTGGTGCCTTCCGGGTCCTGCAGATAGCCGGGCGCCGGCCGAATGCCGGACAACATCTCGGGTGTCGAGATGTTGGAGCCTACCTTCTCACCCTTGCCAAGCTGGCGCAGCGAGATAGGTCCAAGGCTGCTCGCAACCCACTTGAAATACTGACCCAGCCACGCGGGGCCTTCCGCGTTGGGGTCAGCGATCGGATCGCCACGCCAGTCCTTGCCACGGAACGCCTGACCGACCATGCTGGGTCCGGTCGCGACCTTGTTCGCCGCCTCCTGCTTCCAGTCGTGATACCAGCCGAACACGTCCTTCTGGTAGCCCGGCATCATGGCGCGCTCTTCGACCTGCCCACGCCCACCGAAGCCCGGCGCGGTGCCGCCTGTGCGGCCAGCCATCAGGTCGTCAACACTCTCGGGCGCCTTGCCCGTCTTGAGATACTGGTACGTCGCGTTGGCTGTCGCCACGACGATGGGCAGCGCGATGACGTAGGATGCGCGCGGGCTCCACTGACCCGAGGCGATGTCCTTCACGCCGCCGCCGATCTCGCGCACGGTGCCTAGGTTCCACGAGTATGAGCGCATGCCGAGCTGCGCCACCTGCTTCATGGTCTTGTTCCAGAATATGTTGTCCTGCACCATCTCGCCGAAGCGGTTGTCGATCGAGTCCCAGATCTGGCGCGCGGCGGCAACCTGCTCGTCGTAGCCAGCCTTGGGGTGCGTCTCGATCCACGACTGCATCGTGTCGTAGAACGCGCCGTTCTTGAGTTTGGGAATGTATTTCTCGAAGATGGGCTGCGCCACCGTCTCCATGATGCGGCCGATCTGCTTGAACGCTTCCTTGGGTGCGCCGGTCATCGGGAACGACTTCACGTTCTGCATCGACTGCGCCATCTCGGCCTTGAGTGCGCCGCGTTTGAACGCGGTCCAGTACGAGCCCATCTTGGAGTAGCGGTAGTCAGCAGCGTGGCTCTTGCCGACCGCGCGCCCGCCAGCCTCGGTCTGCAGATCAACCAGTCGGCGGAAGTCGGGCGTGCCTGGAGTGCGGCCGAGATATACCTGCTCGCCCTTATGACCGCGCATGGCGGTACGGATTGGAGCGGCCGGGGCCGAGGCGATGGTACCCAGGCCAGTGATAGGCTTGCCGCCGACGATCTGGCTGATGCCGCGTGCTACTTCGGAGACGATCGACTCGTTGGCCATCGTGAAGGCGTGATAACCCGAGAGCCCGAGTTCGAGCGAGGTGATGGCGTTGGAGGCGCCTTGCACGGCGTCGTAGACACGACCCGCTTCCTCGTTGGCATGGAAGCCGCGAGAGATGAAATTATTGTACACGCGCGCCCAATCAGCCGGCGCGTAAGCCTGCTGGCCCAGCGCATTGGTCGATCCTCGTCCTTCTATCGCGACCCACCCTTCCGGTATTGGCCCGGTTGGCGACACGTTATGTCCGGCGCCGGGATGACCGGAGGCGCCCATGCTCTTGGGGCTGAAATACTTGATAGTGCCCGCGCTCTTAGCAGCGTCCAGCACCTCGGTCGAGGCGATGAAGCGGTCCATGCTCGCTACGTAGCGCATGGTTGCCTCGATCGGATCGGTCGTTACCGGCTTCAAACCCGCCTTGATGCCGTCCGCGATCGTCGGCATGGTGCGCGCCTTGAGGCTCGCGCCCGAGCCTTGCTTGCCAGGCCCTCGCCCAAAGTTCTCGGCGAACGATGCAGCAGCCTTGGGGTCCTGCCAGTGATGCGGATAATACTCGTCGATGAACTGCGTCTGCGCGGTCGAGGGCAACGCTTCCAGTTTCTTGCGGCGCAGCTCATAGGCCGTCTTGAGCTTGCCGGCGAGCGGTTCGAGTTCGGTCGTAGGCTTGGAAGGCCCACCCTCGACGTGGTCTATGAACGCCAAGCGGTCGGCTTCCGGCGCCGCGTTGACAGCTCGGTGAAACGGTTCCATCTCGGCGGCGGTCGTGGCAGTGTCGCGCGCCGCCTTGCCACCAGCCGAGCGGATCGACGCTTCGGCCGCACCGGCTTCCGGCGAGACAGTAGTGGGAGAGAAAATCTTCTCGATTATTGTACCTTTGGGCAACGCAGGCATTTTGAGTGCGCCGGGTACTGCCATCACACCCATCAGAGCGGTGTCTATGTCGGCCTTTTTGAAGACGCCACCAGTCAATTCTTCAACGCCCTTGCCTACCGCGCTTTGCAGCCCAGTAAGCGGGGATGTCAAGACACCCGCCGTGCCACGGATCACGTCACCGCCCCTAGATATATCCCACGGCCCACTAGGCCGACGCCACGCGCCTTTTATGCGCTCTACACCTTCACTAGCTTCCTTCTTGATCCAGCCGGGTACGTCAAAACCTTTTGGGTCGAAGGCTTCCGGCTCGGCGGTTTTCATTTCGGGTGGCTTGTCTTCGAGCTGAGCAGCAACGGGCGTCCCCGGCCACTGCGGAGTGCTCTGCTTCGCTGGTGTGCCGGGCCATTGCTGTTGGGTCGGGGTGCCCGGCCAGTCCATCAGCGTGTCAACTCCTGACCGTCAGGCGTAACGTATTTCGTGCCTGGCTTGAGAGCCTGCGCTTCTTCCGGCGTCTTCGGCTTTGCTACGTCGCCCTGCGTGTAGCTCTCGGTCTTCACGGACTTTGGCCCGCCGCCGTTCATCTGGTTTCGCATAAGCTCAATCTGGTCGCTATAGAATTTGTTCTCCTCCGAGACTAGCGCCCGCGCTACCTTGGGGTCGAGCCCGGTATTCGCCGACTGCGCCTGAATAACTTCCATTGCGCGCTTGTGCTGCGCATCCACGATCGCGCGCCACTGCCCCAGCTTAGAACGGTCGTTGCCTTGCGTGATCTGCATCTCCAAGCGCTTGGCCTGTTGCTCCAGCATCTGATGGCGCTGGTCCTGCTGCACAAGTGAGTTGCGGTCCATGCGGCCTTCGCGCCGGTCGAACTCACCTGCTCGTCGTGTTTCGCTTTGCTGGAACTGGCTCTCTCGTTGTCCGTAGCGCTCGTCGAACTGAGTGCCGCGCTGCGCACGGTTTTTATCGGCGATGTCTTCGCGCGACGTGCGGCCCTGCTCGGAGCGCAGCATGCGCCCACCCTCAGCGTACTCGGTCAGCTCCTTGCGTGCGGCTACTCCTAGACTGGCGATCTCCTTGCGCGTCTCGGCAGACAATTTAGCGCGGTCATCACGAGCCCCCTCGGCGTCACGCTGGCGCAGGTTCTTGCCTGTCTCGCCCATTACCGTCCGGTTGGTCTTGCCCTCTTCGCCGGCAACGAACCGCCGATCGCGTCCCTCTTCCTTGACGCCTTCCATCTCAAGCCGGGCGGCAGCGATCTCCTTGCGCGCCTTGGCCGAGAGCTTGGCCATTTCCGTCTTAGTTGAAGCGGACAATTCCGCGCGCTGCTGACGACCGGCTTCGGCAACCCCTTGCCGCGTGTCCTTGCCGGTCTCGGCCACGCCCTGACGAGCACCCTTGCCCTCTTCAGCAGTGGCCTGTAGCTCACGTCGAAGCTGCTGGTTCTCCTGCGCCAGCTTGTCGCGCTCAGCAAGCGTAGCGTCGAGCCGCCGGTCCTGACCTTCTTGGCCTTGAGTGTAGCGAGCATCGCGGCCAGCCTCGGCACCCTGCCGGTCCTGGCTGGTAATGTCCTGCCCACGGCGCTGCGTGTCAGACCGCATGGTGGCGATGTTGGACTGGTTCTGCAGCGACTGCTCGCGCAGTTGCAGGCTCATCTCACGCCACTGCTGCTGGCTCATCTGGTTCATCAGCGGCAGGAACTTATCCACAGCCGCCGCGATCACCGCCGGTTTGGCGCCGGGGTTGGCCTGCACGACCTTCTGAATGATCTGCCGCCAGTCGAGCTGACCCTGTTGCCCGCCGCCCTGCTGGGGCTGCCCTTGCGGGCCTTGCTGGGGCACCTGGCTCTGCTGGGGCATAGGTTGGCCCCCGCCGCCGGGCTGCTGCCCGCCACGCGCCATACCTACGAGGCGCTGCAGCAGCATCTGAATGGGGTTGCCGCCTTGACCGCCCTGTTGAGGAGATGGGGGCATGCCGCCTTGCTGCTGGGGAGGACTACCCTGCTGCTGCGGCATGCCCCCGCCGGGGCTGGTCTGACCCGGCATGCCTTGGCCGGGGGGCGGCCCTCCAGGCATGGGTTGGGCTCCAGGGACCTGCGCGTTGCCCTGCCAGAGCCGTAGCGTGTTTCCGAAGGCTTCCTGACCCTGAAGGTTAATGTCGCCTTGCTCGTTCGCCTGCTGGCGCTGCGGCGAGCTGCGAATACCGGCCGATAATTGGTCCCAACCTGACATGTGCTATGCAAACATGAACGCGCCGGCCAGATTGCCGAGATCGCCGAGCTGACCCCATCCTTGCTGCTGTTGCGAGGTCGTCGCGTTGGTGCCGCCGATCTGGCCCTGATTGAATATCTGGTTCGACTGGTTGCCGACACCGAGGTACGCGAGCAGATCCTGTATCGTCGGCTGGCTGGTGCCGGTCGTCGCTCCTATGCCGCCCTGCAAAGCCTGCGTGTTGGCACCCGCCGCCGCGCTCTGCGTCGCGTAGGGCAGCATGGCTGACTCGACCAGCGCGGACTGCCCAGCGTTGCCCAGCGTCTGCGCGTCGGTGTAGGCGGTATCCGCGCTCTTTATACCGGATTCCTGCCGTCCAAGCTGCTGGTTCTGCCAGTTGATGTTAAAATTCTGGCCGGACTGGTCGGCCACGCCAGCACCATAGGGCGTCGTACCCACTCCCGACGCCATATTATTGGCGCGGGCCATGTCCTGATTCTGCTGGAACATCTGGTCGTAAAGCTGTTTCTGCGGGTCGAACGCCGTGTTCATTATTGAATTGGCCCCGCCCTGCAAGGTCTGCGCCCCCTGCATCGAGCCCTGACCTATGTTGGTCGCACCTGGGATCGTGGACTGCGCGGCCATCGAGCCCGCCTGCCCGCCCGCCGTGTTAGCACCCATCTGGGTGTTCATCTGCGGCATGTACTGCGCGAGCAGTTGCTGCAGCGTCTGGTCCATTTGCTGAATACCGCCAGTGGCGGAATTGGCAGACTGCCCCATGTTGGGCATCTGGAACGTGTTGGTAGGCACGTTGTCCTGATTTGAGCCGAAAAGACTGCCGATGGAGCCCATTAGAAATCCTTCCGGTAAAACATCTCGAACGGCTTATAGCCCAGCCGCTTGAACAGAATCTCCTGGCGAGACCCGACATCGGCGCCGACATAAGCGCGCTTGACGCCCCACACTTTGCACAGCTCGTCGTTGTAGCGGAACATCTTCATCGCGAGCATCCCGCCCCGGTAGGCCGGTGACAAATAGAATCCATCAATGAAGCAATGAAGAACGCGCTTAGCGTGAAGGTGACCACGCACAAGATTGAACACGTATCCGATGAGAAGATCACCATGTCGCACCGTCAGTACGCGCAGGACCCCGCGCAGCCCGAGGTCGAAAAAGGCGTCCCAGTCTGGGTCCGGCTGCTCTCCGTGCTCCAGACCGTGCTGCTCGAACAGCGGCGGCAGTTCTCTCGCAATCCCGTAGAAATGCTCGACCTGAAACGTCGGACCCTTGCTAGGCGCAGCGGGGTCCAAGCGTTGCAGGCGTCTTAGCTGTTTCCTTGCGAGTGGTTTCACGATCGACGCTGCCACCTTTTGGCTTTGCCTCGGGCGCTTTGGGCGAGCGGTTCTTGCCCTGCTTCAGTGTGGTCTTCGCCATGTCTCACTCCTTAGAAGTCGGCCGAGGCGTTGATGATACCGGACCCGCCAGCGTCACCCCACGTCGTCGCCGTGCCCAAGGCGCCGCCCGCCGCGCTGTTGGCGCACGACATGAGGACGGACAGGATGCCCGCTACCGACGTGGCCGTGGTCGATGTCGCGTTGGCCGTACACGCCGTCATGGAGGTCTGCGCAGCGACCGCAATGCCAAACCCGGTCGTGTAGGTCATCGTCGGCACTTTAGCCATCGGCACCGGGAACGGCACGATGCAGTTCGAGATGCTGGACGTGAGGTTCACGCACGACCCACGCATTGTCGCGGACGACGCCGACTCGGTGACGCGGTAGAAGTAGCGCTGCGCAGTGGCAAGATCCTGCGCGATGGTGTGGAACTCGAACACGGACGGCGTGTTGCCGATCTCAAGCTGCGTTCCGGTTACGGCAAATCCATCGGTGGCGCCCGCACCCGACGCGGTCGGGGTGAAGCAGATCAGAACGCCGATCTCCTTCACGGTGGCGCCAATCTGCGCGTTCATGCTGACACGCGAAAAGGCGGTCGTGACGGTGAACGCCTGTGTCGCGGCAGTGGCGAGGCCGGTCCAAGCCGGCGTGATAGCCGGCGACGCGGTCATCGTACCGAAGCCTTCGTCGGCGCTCGTTCCGGTGATCACCGAGATGTTGACCACGCCCGCGTTGTCGGCGACGAGACCGGCGAGGCCAGCGAGATAGGCTGACACCGTGACGACCTGACCCTGCGCGGCTACCGACACGCCGGAGGGTAGTTCTTGGATCAGGCAAACGGGCTGCGTGAGCGCGCCCGAGTTACGCCACAGCTTGACAGCCTGTGCGAATCCGGCAGGTGGTGCGGGCGAGGCAGTGATGACCGCCGCCTGACCGGCGCCGGAAGTGACGTTAGCACTGCAGCCCCAGCGATCGGCGGTGTAGGCGGCGCTCGTGATGGCGGCGGCTTGCGCACACGTCACCGTGCCAGTGCCGCGCTGCGCGACGTTCATAGCGCCATTGTCGAGCAGATTGCGCGGGCTGGACGGCGCTGCGAAGTTGGCCGGAGTGACGTTGGAATTGAGCGAGTTGATGATACCGTTGAGCGTCGAGTTGATCTGGCTCGGCTCGTTGGTGGAGGGAGAGGTGAGCAGCGGGATCGGGGCATAGGCCGCGTAAACCGCTGTTGCAGCGACGACGAGCGCCGCCAGTCCGATCAGAAGCCGTTTCATCGTCGCGATCTCCTTGAAGGCCGTCTAGGCCGGTTGCACACTACGCTCTTGCAAAAGGGGGGTCAATTGGGGGCTAGCCCATGATCTCGTCGATAATCAGGATGCCAGTATTGGTTGGAACACCTAAACCTGTGCCCAAAAATGACCATGAGTTTGTCCCCGTGTTGTCTTTTCCGTAAACGGCGTACTGCGTTGGAGGCCAATTAGACGAAGCTGGAACGTCAAGAGCCTCCATGACTGTAGCCGCCGTGAACGATGTATTTCCGGTGGTGCCGGTTGTCCCCGTCATAGTCGCAAGATTCCCTATGGCGACCGCGCCGGTATTTCGATGTAGCTGGAGCAGCAATGACTGCCCAGTGGCGGCAATGGATGCTCCTTGCGCTTGTGCGACGGCCCTTACCCGCACCAAATTTGCGTTGCTTGATACGATTATAGACCCCGCTAGGTTGGTAGCAGTATTAGAGTTGCTGTTGACCGTCGTCGGCGTTGTCGTGGTCGCATATACCGTCTGCACCACGTCGCCAGGCTTCTTGATGCCAGGTCCGAACAACTGGGCCTTTGTCGGCACGATGCCGTAAGTGCCAGCCGTCGCGAGGCCCGCGCTGTACTCAATATAGCCTACGATACGAAATGCCCCGGCCGTGACTGTCGTTCCGTTCGGAGTATAGAACACGCCTGCGCTCGTAGCCGCCGCGCTGATAGGAACCGACGTGGCTACGTTAGACTCGACCAGCGGAAATATCTGCGTCGGCGTCGAGCAGTTGATGATGCCGGGTACGAGCGTCCCCGCATTATTGAACATAACTATCCAGAACCGAAACGGAACACTGTTCGTGGTAGCGAGCGTAGCTCCGGCCGCGTTGGTATCCATCGACAAGGCAGCAGTGGCCGTGACCCATACCGGATCGCCGTTGGCTATCGTGGCGTCGCGGAACGCGCACAGGATAGGATTAGTCGCGGACGGCGTCGCGCCGTTGTTCCCGTTGAACGTGAGCGTCAGTTTGCTTGCCGCGACTGACGCCGTGATCGAGAGGTTGCTGCACCCGTCGAACCCAAGCGGCGGGTTGGCCGTACTGAGCTGAATGCCACCAGTACCGGACAGTAACCCCCAGCCAGCGAGAGGGAACGGCTGTATCTCAAACTGAGTTCCGTCAAAGTAGGCGATGACCAACTGGTTGAGAACAATCTCGCCGCCGGTCAGCGCGGATGGCCCAGCCGCCGTCGCCTTGAACACATTGGTCGCGCCCTGCGAATTGACGTTGAGCGTCATCGCGAGCGTGTTGGTGAAACCGGCCTTGAAAATGACCGTGTAGCCAGGCGTCAACGTAAACCCAGTAGGCGCCGTCGTAGCGACGACTTGCGCGTTTAGTGTTCCGGTTGACGTGCCACCAATGTACTGCGTCGAACCACCAACGCTCGGGCCGATCGGGGTGGATAGCGCAAGCAGAGAAGTGATGTCGCTATTGGCGCCCGCACCGGCAGCATTGCCCAGGCAAGTGATGAGTGCGTTGTAGTTTGCCATCACCTGTGTCGCGTCGGCCGTCGTGCCGTTCTGCAAATTGAACGGCACCGAGCAGGTGACACCAGCAAACGCGGCGAGCGAGGTCCACAGCCAGATCAAACTTCCTAGAACTACGCGCTTCATGTCTTGTTATCCTTCTGCAACGGCCTGATTGAACACGCCACCGATAACGGCAGTCCCGGCGCCCGTGTCGCCTAGGATAAATCCCGGCCCCGTCGTCGGCTATTTTGGATTCTTTGCTTTGTCCTCTTTGACTATTGCATCCGCGGCCGCCCTTTTTTGCATCGCCTGCTGTTCCATCTGTACCAACTGATTGATGATCGGGTTGGCGTACTTGGCTGGCACGTCACCGAGATAGAAAAGCAACGCCTGGTGGCCTTGCTCGGTGATGGTATAAGGCTCGAACGACGATTGCTGCTGCGCCAGCGCAGGTAGCATCATAAATGCAATGGCGATTGCAATAGTGCAGAATCTCAGCATGTGGTTCCTTTCTCTCATCACCTGTACGCGATGTAGTTGACAACGATCGTCGCACCTGGCGTTCCAGTCTTTGTGTAGGTCAACGTAAAACCGTCACTGTCGAAGCTTGCCACTACTGCGGTAGTAAATGAATAGAGACCTGGGTCGTCCGTCATAATGAGTGCAAATGCACCGTCGGAATGGGCGGCATTGCTTGTTCCCGTATTATCCATAGTTAGCGCGTTTGCTCGTCCAGCCTTTGAACTGCCTACAAATCCCGATCCAGTAAATGATGATGCGCCGGAATAATATGACCAATTAAATAAAATAGACGTCGGCACAAATCCTACGCCTGTATAGGCGACGCTGTTGCTTGCCGTGCTCAAGGCCCGCGTAAAAGTACCGGTTTTGCTCGATAGCCCCGTCGCGCTGATCGAATTGCAGCCGAATGCGTGCGTGCTGGTGTTATAGGTTAGCGCGCTCGAAGCCGCGCTGCACGATCCAATCGAGACGGCAGTAGGCGATGCCGAACCGCCGGTCGCGTTGACCACTGCCGTGTCGGCCGACTGCGTGGCGAGGATTGAAAGCGGAATAGTCCCAGCACCGACGACTGTGCCGCCGAAGGTCGGGCTGGTCAGCGTTTTATTGGTCAGCGTCTGGGATGCGGCAAGCGCCACTAGCGTATCGTTCGCCGCCGGGAAGTGTAGCGTGAAGTTAGATGCTCCGGCGTTGTCGCTGGTGAACGTCGTGAATCCCGTCGATGATCCGAGCAGCAGCAGGTCGGAGTTCGTGAAGGTCTGCGCTGCGGTCCACGTGTTTGCGTGCCCGAGCGCGAGCGAGGCGATCACCGAGCCGGTCGTCGGGCTGATCGTCAGCGTGCCGTCGCTGTTCGATACCGACGACACGGCCGCCGCTCCGGAGCACGACCCCCAGGTCGGTGCCGCGTTGGAGCCGCTGAGAAGACATTGTGATGCGGTTACAGTACCCGCGAGGATGTTTAACTTCGATGCGTCGGAATAGACGATGCCGCCGTTGCTGGCGGTCAGCGCGTTGTTCGTCCCGCCGTTGGCGAGCGCGAAGCCCGCGAGCGTATCGGTCACATCCGGCAAGGTCAGCACCGCGCTGCCGAGCGCGCCCGCCGGCGGCTGGAGTTTGACGGTGCCACTGGTGACGTTGGCGAACGCTAAGGTGCCGACCGAAGTCCCGGCGACTCCAAGCGTCGGTGTCACAGTCCACGCCGGAGCTGTATTCACGCCGCCCGAAGCCAGAACAGATCCGATGGCGACGTCGGCCAGGCGCGACCACGTCGGGGTCGTGGCCGAGGCGTACATGATGTCGCCGATGGCGGCGGTCGCGAGCCCCGTCCCGCCGTTCACGCCGGGCAGCGCGTTGGTGACTTTGGTAGTTAGGTCGATGCTGCCGGCCAGCATCGTGTTGGTAACGCTACCCGTGTCGCCGCTGGTGATGACCGTGTAGGACGATAGGTTTGGAAAGGTGATCGTGTTTGTGGTCGTGCCGAGCTTGATTGTGTGCGCGACGTTGCCGACGTCGAGCGTCTGGGTCCTACCAGCCGTAAGCGTGGCCGAAGTCGAAGTCGCCGCCAGCGTCACGTCGAATGCGGCAGTGGTATCGCGGATTGCGAGGCCGGTCAGCCCGGTTGCAGTTCCTCCGGTGATCGCTACTGACGATGCCGCCTGAGTCGCCATAGTCCCGACGGTCGTCGTGCATCCTGTCGCACTATCGGAAAGCGACGCGCACGTCGGGCGCGATTTGCTGATAACGCCGGCCGCCGAGATCGCGCTGACGTAATTGTTCGCCGCCCCAGTATCGGCGACGACGGTCGTGCCGACGGTGCCGGCCGGATTATTGTCGTGGAAGCGCGCATCGGTGCTATCGGTCCAGATCGAAACCTTGCCCGCCGCCGGGGTGCCTGGCGCCGCTATCTCCGTCGTAAGTAACGAACCAGCCACCGTGACGCCGGTCGGGAGGTTGACGACGGTCGCGGGTACCGATCCGGAACCAGTCGCCGTCACGTCTCCGGTAAGCCCAGTGATAGCCGACCCGGCGGTCGTAGATAATACGCCGCCTGACAAGTTTAGCCCTGTACCTACAGTTACGGGAGCCAACAGGCCGGACGAGTTTCCGAGCAAGTTCCCCGAAGCCGTCCCGTCAACAACAGAATGGAATATGCCGTCGTCGCGCAGATAGTTCTGCGCCTGCGCGCTTGTCGCCAACAAAACCAACGCTATGGCCAGGAGCCTTCGCATCAGTTAAAAATCCCGTAGTTGAACGTGCGATCGGTACGCGCATTATTAGCGTGCGTGATCGTGAACTGACCGGCTCCTGCGACTATGGACGTGGTCGCCATGTCGTTCGCTGCGTGGGAAGTGATCGGCATTATGAAGACTTCAGATGTAGCCAAGCACGCCGCGTTGTTCACTACCGTCTGCGTCGCATTTGCGGTCAGCGTGAACGTACCCTTTGACACATTGCCCACGAACGTCCCCGAACCGATTGAGTCCTGCTGCAAGTAACCGAGCACTTGATAGCGCATGTGAATGCGCCCTAGCTTCAAGCCTGCTACGCATACGCCTTGCGCGGACAGGCCCAGCCGGCGAAACACCAGGGGAATATGCCACGATAGCCGTCTCGGATAAAGAGCGTTCTGCGCTCCCTGCCACAGCGCGGAGCCCCACTGAAACGCGCCCCATGTCGTAGCCCCGCCGAGCCCCACGATTGTCACGGCATCGAGCACAGCGCCGTCCTGATCAAACGCACTAACAACCACTGACAGGTTCGACACGAGCGCCATGTACATAGTCGTCTCGGTCATGGATATCTCGGCCATCTGGTCGATATCGGGCAGCATCGGTGTGGACATGACAAACTGAAGCTGCGCGCCGTTCTCAACGTAGGTGCTCGTCGAGGTTTGCACCGAGTCGCTCTGAAATATCTTCGCCCTAGCCCCCTGCACCGTGACGAGAAACGTGTTTGAATACGGAGCAAGCAGGCTCGCCGCTTGCGAATGCGGACCGGACCAGACTCCGCGCACGAAATCATACCACCACTGCTGCTGCGGGTTTCCGGTAGCGATGCCGTTCTGCACCTGCACCCGATAGACGCCCACGTTGTATGCCGCAGCCATGCGGGACGGCGTCAGCGCGTAGATGAACGGCGTCGTAATTCCTTCCCCGCTGTTTCCGATTGGATCGCCCACCTTGGCGTTGAAGTCGATAACGCGAAGCCCATCTGGCGAGATGAACGCAAGACCCTTGGAAGTCGAGCAGACCGTATTGGGCGCGAGCGTTCCCGTCGCCACGTTGAGCGTGTTGACGGATAGAGTGCTGAGCGCCTGATCCCCAGTGACCTGATAGATATTGGCCACGCTCTTGAACACCATCAGGGACTGCACAACGCCGCCAAGCTGGTTCATCAACGCCAGCCCCATAGCGCAGGTCAGCGGTACGTTGTCACCGAAAGTCAAAATCTGCGTGGCGTTGGTTATGACGGTCGGGTTCAAGCTGTCGGAGAAATACGCGGCAGGCTGCAAATTTGTCGGGTTGACCAGGAAGTAACAGCGCCCGTTGAAATTCTTCACCCACTGCGGGGGCGCGATCAGCGCGGTAGGTGTCGTGTTCGTTCCGCTCCACACAGGAGCCGCAAACGTAGAAACGTCGATCACGCCGAAGAACGCGCCGCCCGACCCGGAGAACCCCGGATGTGCGACGATGACCTTGCTTCCTATCAGATCGAGATTAGGCGGCTTCCACGTCCCCGATGTCGCGGGGCTAATAGGCGTGTTCAAAGCCGTCACGCCCGACACGGCAACGAACGCCTGCACAACTACGTCATAGACGAACGGCTCGTCGTGCCCCGTGAAGCGCGCGGTGGACACCATGCCATACACACGGTTGCCCACGACCAGCCAGCACGAGATAAAGGTCGGTGTGTTGAACCCGGCAGCGACAAAATCTATGAGCTGTAGCGCGGCCGGCCGGCACTGCCACAAATCCTTTGTCGTGGGATCGGGGATGAGGTTTTGCAGCGACCCCATCGCGCCGGTAAACGCGCTAGAGCTGTCGAGCGTATCGGACGCGCCGTGCGGCGACCAGACCAGCGGTTTGCTATTCCGCTGCGACATTCACCACCCCAGGGCTTTCGTGTTCCTTAACCGATCGAACGACGAGCCGAACCGGCGCCGATCGAGCGACACAGTCTGGGATCGGTTCTCCTTGTCGCCCTTCATTTTTAGATACTTGCGCAGCATGACCCCGGCGCCGGACGGGTGCTGCTCCTCGTTGTCCGACAAGAACTGATCCATGCGCGTATCGTCGCTCAACGCCATCAGCTCGCCAGCGAGACGGCGGCGCAAATAAGTCTGATTGGGAAACCACGGTATCGTCGTCGATGTCTCGGGCGTCGCGATGTCCGGCATCTGCGAGTAATAGCGGACCAGCGCCGGATAGGCGCCCGAAGGTATCATCCAGAAAAACGCACGAGGAGGAACGACGCTGGTATCGACAAAGAAAAATACCGGGTAGTTCGACAAACCGGACTGCGACACCAGAGCGTCGAACTCATTCTGATCCACCGGGATCATGGGGTAGGGCACGCCGCTTATGACGTAAAAACATTCCTTCGCAATGCCGCGCAAATAGTCGGTAGGGAAGTCCTGATAGCCTTGCGGCAAGTCTCCGGTGACAGCGTAAGCCACCTGCCCAGGATTGAAGGTGAACTGGTAAGTCTTGCGCGTCGTCTCAAAGTCGTAGGTCTGACAGAGGTCCGACAGGATCATGTTGAGCAACTGACCGGCCTGCGCCACCATACCAGGTACGCGAGCATCCTGCGTTGCCAACGCCACGATCTGCTGAGCCTGTAACGGCATCGGACCTCACGATTCAACCTGCGCTATTTTCTTTCGCATGTCGTCAGCCTGCTCGCGCAGCTTCCTAATTTGCGCAATAAGGTGTGTCTCGCTGTTCGCGTAGTTCTCCATGTCGGCCTTCTGCCGTCCGGTCGGCTGGAACTCGCCCTTGCGGCCGCTCGCCGCGAACGTAGCTTCCGCCGCCGATCGACCCATAGCCGCCTGCAGGCGGTTGCGCTCCAAGTCCGCTTCGCACTTTTCGATGAAGTCGGTCACGTCGCGCAGGCGATATTTCAACTCCTGCCGGTCGATGGCGGCGGCGATCTTGTCGAGGATCTTGTTCATGTCGTCATACGACATGTCGAGCGGCACGCCCGCCGTCAGGACAAGGGACTTCTCCTTGCCGATGCCCGCCGAGAACTGAATGCCGAGCGCCAACTCCGAGCCTTGGAGCTTCGTCAACTGCTTCTCGCTCATTGAACACCGGCCGGGTGGGACGGGCTGATCTTCATCTGGCGCGGCCGGTTGAACTTGGCGCGGCCCTGTGTCTGAAGCTCCTGCTCCCACATGCGCGCCTGGATGTCCATCATGGTCGCGTAGACGCTCATCTCAACCTCGTAGAGGACACCGTGAAACCAAACCCGGTTATCGAGCCGGATGAACGGGGCGTGATCGGGAAGGTCGAGGACGATATCGACGATCTCTTCTTCCGGCTTGTCCTTACGCTCTTCTTCCTTAATGTAGGCGTGCAGAAGCGCGTCCTCGGTGGATTCCTTCTTGGTCTTCGCGACATGCTCAACCGCCTTCGCGCGGATCGTCGCCTTCTCATCCGGCGTGAGTATCTCGTCGGCATTGAGCCGACGATCAATCTCAGCCAGAACCTGCGTCTTCGGGCGTCCTCGTGCCATGCGAAACTCCTGTTAACTGTGTGTCCAACCGCCGCCGTTAACCGTGACCGTGACGGGTGCCGAAGCCGATGAGACGACCGAAGCTGTGACCGTGAGGCCGTCAGCCGAGATCGCCTGGATAACCGCCGCGACGCCGACGCCCGTCCCACTTAGCGGCATGCCGATCTGCCATCCAAGAGCGAGCACGCTCGCGGCGAACGTGATCGCCTTGGAACCGCTGACCGTCGTGCCGGTCGCTGCCAAAGTCTGCGGCATCGAGTAGTTGGAGATGACAACCGGCCATCCGTTCAGATCGACCGCGACCCAGTCGCCTTCCTGCAGCTTAATCACGCCGCGATTGCGCGGAAGATAAAGAAGCCCCTGCCGCGTAAACGCACCAGGATAGTTCGGATGCGTAGGGTTCAGATCGTCCAAGATGGAGTTCTGGATCGTCGCCCAGTCCGCGTCCGAGATGTACGGCGTCGCGGCGTATCGCGGCGGTACTTGAACCGCCGTCAATACGGTCGTGCCAGTCGTGCCGGCAGTTTTAGTCGCCATCAGCCACCGCCAGTGTTGAACCCGATGAGTTGCGTCAGCGCCGCATTGAGCTGCGCCGCCATGTCAACCGCCGCCGCGTTGGTCAGCGTCGTGACATCGGTTGCGTTGATGGCGCCGGACGTGCCCGCGCCAGCGACGTTCTGACCGCCGGCCTGATTGATGAAGCCCTTGGTCGCGCCGCCGCCGGACGAGCCGAGAACGGAGGTTGCAGAGTTCGGCTGGACCGACCCGGTCCCCGGCGGCACCCAATCCACGTTAAAAACGTATCTTAAGCGATATGGCATTACTGCCTCCTATGTGCGAGCAGCAGGGCATTTGCGCCCTACGTGCTCAGCGGGATTAGCCGAACGTAGCGTTGAAGGCCGAGGCCGACTCGATACGCATGAAGAAGTTTTGGTTTTCAATTAATGTTCCGTAAAAACACTTCCACCCCACGATACGAAGCTGATTGAGCGGATCGCTCTTATCGGGTTCCTTGAGGTAGACGAACTTCACGTCGTCGAGCGTGACTTGGCCGTAAGCGCCGCGACCGAACACGTAGCTCGGGTACACGGTGACGCCCGTCGCGGGCGCAGCCGGCGGAACCTGGTTCAAACCGATGCCAGTGATCGTGACAGTCTGCCCGCCCGCCATCTGGGTAGCCTGACCAACGAGCGGCCCGGTAGTCGGGCCAGAGGTGGACAGGCCGAGGTTGACCGGCGTCGCGTTGGTGCCGGTGTTGGCGACGTACACGTTGAACGTGAAGCCGGCGAGTGTCGGCAGAACAACGGTGATCGACCCACTCGGGCCGACGATCGCGATCGTGTTGGAGAGCTGGTAAATCTGGCTCTCGTACTGGTTCTGGCTGTCCTGCGCCGTGACCTGCACCTTGTAGTTGCCGGTCGCCAAGGCGCCGGTCGTCGCGATGCCGCCTTGCACCGCCGCAACGCCGGTCCATGTCGGCACGAGGTTCGACTCGCAGAAGCGGATCGCGGCCCACTGACCAACCTCGTGATTGTACAGCTTGTTGATGTCGCTGTACGACCACGCCTGGTTGATCTGCGAGTTCTCTCGCAAGTCGCCAGCGGTGAACGGGTGCAGGACGCAAGCGTAGTGCGGGACCTTCGGAGACTTGTCCCGACCACGCAGCGTGTCGGCGTCAAGCTTCGTGTTGGTCATCTCGTCGCCCTCGAACCGAGGAGCGCCGAGGTTGACCATCATGGCCGTCGCGCGATTGAGTTCGTGAACATTGAGCACGTCACCCGCAACCAGCGAAGCCCGCGCACCGCGCGAGTTCACATAATTGACCTGCGAACCGCCGTTCAGATTGTTGAACGTGTTACGTTCCAGCGTCTCGGCGACCTGCAAGCCGGTCAGCTCGATCGCCTTTTTGAACAGTGGGTGCTTGATCGTCATCTCCGCGACATCGGTGATGGTGATCTTGTCGCCCCACTGGAGCGCGGTCGCCGTCACCTGCTGCAACGTCAGCAGCTCGCCAGCCGGAGGAATGCCTTCGGACAGAGGCGCGTAGGGAAGTGGAACGCGGATATACCGCGAGGCAGTGTAGGTGACGCCGCGCCCTTTGGGCAGCGTGAGCGGATCACCGAACTGATAGACGACGAGCTGGCGCCGCGCGAGCGGCAAGGTCTTATCGGCAATATATGCCTCGATGTCCGAGGAAAAACTGCCACTCGTGTTGACGGCCATGTAGCGTACCCCTTCTACCGGCCGTTAAGCCGGATCAGATATTGACGTTTTCCAAGCGCCTTTCGAGCGCTGTTGCATCTGACCCGCCACGCCTGTTGACCTGGGTATCGGAGCGCGCGTTGCCCGGCTGCGTTCGGTTGCGGGTCATGCGGCCCGCCGCCTCTTGCCGCTGCTTTCCAGTCGCTACCTTGCGGCCGGCCAGTGCAGCTTCGCCGATCAAATACTTCAACGCCTGTTCGCGCGCCACGTTCTGTCCCTTGGCTCGGAGTTCCGTCAAGAAAGATTCTACCTTGGGACCCCATTTGGCATAGAGCGGATCGACCAACGACTTCGCATCGAAGGTCGCCTTGTCGCTCATCTCCTGCATCGTGAACGCCATCGCCTGCATTTGGCGCGTGGAAACATTTTGCGCCTCCTGCATCTCGACGCGCATCCGGTCGATCGGATCGAGCAGTGCTAGACGCTGCTCACGTTGTGCAGGAGTCTCTTGCGGCTCTACGGGCAATTTCGTTTGCGCGAGAACCGTGTCGAGGCGCATGCTGAGATCGGCGATCTGTTGATCGCGTGCTCGAAGCGCTTCCTGCTGACCTGAGATCCGCCGCTCGGCGCGTGACGGTTGGCGTTCCTGCGTTCTAACTTCGCCGGGCTCTTCACCCGGCTCGGCTATCTCCGGTTCTGCTTCCGGCTCGGCGTCGGCCTCGGGCTCTGCCTCTGGCTCAACTTCCGGCTCCGGTTCAGCACCCGGCTCAGGCTCCAACTCGTCTACATCGGGTTCGGGATCGTCAGCCATACAACGTGCTCCATCGGTGAGGTAACGGCCACCAGTCGAAGGGTGATGGGTTACGCCCATCAGTCGTGAAGTTGGAACCTTATGCCCCGCGCAATTTTATGTCAATTGGCGAATTGGATGCTCGGGTCGAGGGCCATCATGCGGGCAATGATCGGTGCGCAGCCTTCCTGCACGTCCACGACATCGTTGCGATACACATGGTCCGCGACGTACTTACCGCTAACGTATTGATCGGTGCCGGACCAGACATAGGCCGAAGGAACGCCGTGCGCGGCGTAGCCCAGCCCGTTGTATTCTTCCAGAATGGTCATCGTGCCGCCGGCACTCCAGTCAGTCCACTTGGCGGCGTGCGGCGCACAGTCGATCAGCGCGTCGAGGCAGCAGCGCGTCCAGGCATCGTTGCCAGGCGAGCTGTCTCCGGGATGATCTAGGAACGGGCCGCGTCCTTTCGGGTCGTGCGTGGAGACGGCATGCAGAGGATCACCTTGCCCGAGCTGGCGATCCCAACGCGGAGGCCCGCCATACTCGCGCTCGCTGATGACGGCGATGACCCACCACGGGACCGCCTGGAAGCCGGCGACCTGCAAGCGCTCGACAACGCCTTGATAGCGCAGCTTCGCGTCAGGCGCACACAGCCGAGCGGCGATCGCGTCGAACTTCGGTACGTGATCATCGCGCAAGTTCATGGCGTGCCATCGCGCTTCGTTCTTGGCTATCAACGCGGGGATATCGGTCATGTTCTCTCCTGGCTAGTGACGAAACTCGAGGGCTGCTACGATCAAGCCAACGACGCCTAGCGCACCTATAATGTATGCCCCAACGACAGACCAATTTCGTCCGGCGAGATCGGCAATGCGCTCTTTCAAATCGTCGATCTTTTCGTCCAGGCTATCAATCTGCTTTGTGAAGCCTTCGCCGGCCTTGTCGATCGAGAGTGTGTTGCTCGCGTTCTGTTGGCTCACCGCCGCCTCGGCAGCTTTGAACGCGGCGGCGAGCGCAATGTCGCGCATCGTAAATTCTGTTTTGACACCCTCGAATTTTTCCACGATGAGCGACATATGGCCGTGCAGTTTTTCATCAAACAGCTTTTCAAGTTCAATCTTTGCCAGCGCGACGGCCTCGTTTGTAAGCGCCGTCGGGTCTTGGTTGCGGTGTGGTCCGTTCTTTGTTTCAGTCATCACGGTTTTCTGTTTATCTGGTCAACGACCATCGTCAACCGATCAACCGCCTTTGTGACAAATTCGTTTGCCGTTTTCAAACTAGAAACATCTGTAGATTGCGTGTTGACCTTATTGGCCACGTCTTTCACGGCGACCCATATAGCCGCGTTCGCCGTGCGTATTTCCGTCTTGATGTCTGAAACAGTGGCAATCATGAAGTAGCCGATTACGGAGAGTGCGATCGGCATGAAGAACCGAGCGAACGCTATCGCAACCGTGCTGTCCACAACCCGACGCAAGGGCTCCTTCGACCCCGGCGCCTGTAGCTCCTGATTGCCTGTGCCGCTCACGGCTTAGCTGGCAACGCAGGCGGCGCGGCGACCGTTCCAATACCGGCCGTCGGAGCGGCAGCAGTCGGCACGGCCGATGTGCCGATCACAGGCACCTTAGCGCAGATGCTCGCCAAAGAAATACCCAGCGGAACCGGAGCCAGCGCGTTCACTGTGTTGGTCGCATCAAGAAACATCTGCCCGCAATTCGGGTTGGCGCAAATCTGGTTCATGCCGATTGCCAGCAAGCGGAAGGCTTCGATGTCGCTCGCTAACTTCAGGTTAAGTGGCAGCGGATGAACCTTGAGCAATTCGCCAATGCCGTTGAACTGCAACCAGCAAGCGTTGCCGACCGGGTCCTGCAGACCGGGGATTTGCGTGCTGAGTGTGATTGCACCAGAGATATCGGCCAAGTCGGTGAGGAACTTCGTAATGTCCTCGGTCTGCTTTGCCTCGATCGCGTTGGCGATCGTAGTACGCGGGCTGTTGATAATGCCGCCAGGGACGCCGAAAGCGTCACGAGGTTTAGGAACTTGCGTGTGGCCGATCGTCGGCATGAACAGCGAGCCGAGGGCCAGGATGACCACGAGAGCTGCAGCCGCCTTCGGCGCGATGGCCGGTGCGAGCGCCGCCGATATGACCTTCGGCTGCGTCGGGTCAGCGGCCGCAGCAGCAGCACCGTCGTCCGCGCTGGTCTTGACGATGATCTGCGCGACCCCCGGCATGGCGGTAACAGCCGCGATCTTCTGACCGTCCGTGTGGACGTACATGCTCCAAACAATCGGCGCGAGCATAAGGACCGCACCAGAAATCTGCTCCCACATGGCACCATTGATACCGAGGGAGCCGTGAGCGACGACGAGCGTGCCGACAACAGATAGCACTGTCCGCAGAAGACTGAGTAGCTGAGCGCCGTTAGGTGTCATGGTGTCCTCCTACATACCGCGCCCGCGAGGCGCCGCGTTTTGTAACCTGTCGGCCGATATCTGTCCAGCCGGTCCCTGACCGTTCGGACGCGGACCACCTGGCTTAGCGCCCGATCTCGGCTCGCCTCCCCCGCCACCGGCCTGCTGCGCCAACTGCATTTTGCCCTGCTGTTGCTGCGCTTGTGCCTTCATTTGCATCTGCATCTGGTGGTGCATCATGTGCTCACGCACAGAGCTGTGGATGTCGCCGTGCTCCTGAAACTCCTGCATGTGCGCCTGCATGTGGACGTTGTCATCGTCGAGCGCATGCACCGGCAAGCGATGCCCAGCCTCAAGCAGCTTATTCTCAAACTCTGGATCGAGTGTCAGCTTCTTTCGGATGTCGGTGAACACCTGCGCGGCAAGGCGCGGACCGAACGTGTTCTCTATGAAGTGCGAGATCAGCGGCGCCAGGTTCAGTTCGTAGCCGGGGTAGGACTGCGGCGGAATGTTGCGGATGACGTTCATGCCGGCCATCTGCATCTGAATTTGTTGCGCGTTGCGAGCAGCCTCAACGCCGAACCAACGGAACTCAAACCGGCGGTCCATCTGAACCGGCTCGATCTTCTCCATCGCCGCCTGCACGCCCATCTCGCCGAACTGCGGAATGAGAATGTCGTCATCGCGGTACTGATGATCGAGGTAAATAAACCACTGCAGCATCGGGGTCAGTATCTCACCCTCGATCGAAGTCACTGCGTCGGCCGTGGTCAGGATATCGACCATCTGCTCGTTGGCGATCTGTGCCTGGTTGGGCTTCTTGCCCGGCGCCGTGACCTGCTGCGGCATCATCGCAGGGTTAACGCCGAGCGTCTGGAAGACCTGATCCTTCAACGACCCGACGATCTGCAGCGCCTCTTTCCACAACTGCGGGAACTGCGCGAACGATGTTGACTGTGGGTTAGTTTCCCAGATAGCCGCCACGTTGAGGATCATCGACCCGACACGCGGATTTTTCTCGGGGTCGGTCATCACGATCGGCAACAGCGCGTAGGCCGCGCTGTCCATGCCTTCGTTAACCGCGTCGTTCGCCGCGTACT